TCGTGATCCATGGCGCTAGGGATTCTTGTATAGCGATTCCGGCGTCTTCCAGGCTCCCTGTCATTTGCTCTATAGAGCTTTTTGCATTATCCTGCATTGTTTTTGCCATATCTCCGGCAGCGCCATCAGAATTTTCTAAGGATTTGGTCAGCTCATCCAAGCTGCCTTTTCCCGCATCCATAAGCACTTTCATACCGCTGAGAGCTTCCTGACCGAAGATAGACGCTATAGCAAAGTCCTTTTCTTCATCGGAAAGCCCAGCAGTTTTATCGCTCAACTCTCCGATGATTTGCGAAAGCGGCTTCATTTTTCCATTTGCGTCATAAGCGGTGAAACCGATACTAGCCATGGCGTCAGCTGTTTGCTTCGAAGGCCGCATAAGTCGGGTAATTGCGCCGCGGAGCGTCGTTCCTGCCTGGCTACCCTTTATACCGGCGTCGGCCATCTTACCGATCGCCGCCGTTACGGATTCAAAACTCCATTCGGCTCCGGCGGCTACCGGCGCTATGTATTTCATCGCCTCGCCGGTGTCATACACAGCGGCGTTGGTGTCGGCGGCGTTCTTCGCTAGGACATCGGCGACGTGCCCGGCGTTCTCCGCGTCCAGCTTGAAACCGCGTAGCGTTGAGGCGGCTATGTCCGCGCTGGACGCGAGATCTTCACCGGAGGAAGCGGCCAGGTCAAGCATCCCCGGCATGGCAGCCATGATCTCTTTTGTGCTGAAACCTGCCGATGCGAGGTTCTCCATGCCCTGCGCCGCTTCCATCGCGGAGAAAGCTGTATCGCGTCCCAACTCTCGCGCCTTATCCCTGAGCGCTGTGAAGTCGTCCCCTGTCGCGCCGCTGATCGCTCTCACACGGCTCATCTGTGCTTCGAAGTCGTTCCCGACTTTTAGCGCAGCGGCAGCGATGCCCAGGATGGGAGCAGTGACGCCCTTGGTCATTGTCGTGCCGACACCGGAGATTTTATCGCCGGCAGTTTTTAACTTATTACCGGCAGCCTCACACTTTTGTGAGAGCTGATCCCATTTTGAACCCTGCTTTTCCAATTCGTCTGTGGTTTTTTTCAGTTCAGCCTCGGTCTTAGCCATCGCAGCTTTAGCCTGGTTGAGCTTGATCTGGTTGTTATCTACTGATTTTGTCGTGCTCTCCAAGGTTTGCTGCTTGGTTTTGTACTCCTTCTCAAGTGCCTGGACTTCAGTTTTGAGCTTTTTCGTCTCAGTAGAATTTTTGCCGGTGGCCTGTGCAGATGCGTCATAAGCAGCTTTCGCCTGATCCAGCTTTGTTTTCGTGTCCTGTACAGCTTTCGCAGCTTGTTCCTGCTTGGTTTTAGAATCAGACAGAGATTTTGTATAGATAGCAACCTTTTGTTTCTGCAGGTCGAACTGTTTCGTCAGGCTATCAACTTTCAGCTTCAGGTTATCCGTGCCCTTGCCGAACACCCCCGCCTGAGCAGAGGATGCTTTGAACTCACTCTGGACAACTTTGAGCTGCCGGTTGATACTCGTCACGCCCTGCTGAAAGCCTGTATCGTCCCAGCTGATCCGGGCTTTTAAGTCTTTTACTGTTTCAGACACATCATCACCACTTAAGCAGGGATTTTTATCTATCTTGACGAATACTCTCATCATCGGAAGGATGTGATTACCTTGGATGATGAAAGCCCAAAAGAAGAAAACAAAAAAGAAGGCAGCCAAAATACAAAAATTGGCTGCATCATATTCGTTATTTTGCTTGTGCTTTTATGCGTTTGGCTTGGCTCCTGTGCTCGCTCCTGCTCATCCGAAGATGAGGAAAAAGCCGACGAACCGGATGCAATCAGCGCCTATTACATGTCGCATCAGTTTATGGAAAAACAGCTAAAAGCCCCGTCTACAGCAAAATACCCTAGATACGACGAAAATTTCGTTAAAGACCTAGGGGATGGTCGATACACTGTTGACGCCTATGTTGACGCTGAAAATAGTTTCGGTGCCATGATCCGAACGAATTATACCTGTACCTTGAAATATGCAGGCGACGATAAGTGGACACTTGAAGAGATTCACCTGGACGAATGATCAAAGAACTTGATCGATATATCCGACAGGTTCTTCATTCGTCTTCTCGTATCGTTTTTGGTG